TTATCAACTTTGGTGCTGCTAAAGTGTGTGGTCTCACCACTATGGACGTGCATCACGTGAAGATTAGGACGCTGCAGAATCTCAAGATACTCGGAAGAGAGTTGAGTTGCAAGCATAATACGAGGAGCAACAACAACAATAGTTTGTGCTGTGGTTGCTTCATCAAGGCGACGTTCAACGTCTTTAATAGCAATAAGAGTCTTGCCACCACCAGTGGGGACGAGAATTTGACCCTTACTGGCAGTCAGCATAGCGTCAAGTGCTCGCTGCTGGTGGGGACGGAGTTTCATAGCTGTGAGCGATCAACAAAGTAATAATAACAGATCTGCAGACCCTGTAAAGGGCAATAGGACAGTTTAAGAACTGGCTGGAGGGAAGTCGTTAATTCTTATATTAAATGCTACGGATATTCTATCAAGATCAGAATTATTCATATCAACTCTATGATCTAATGATGAAGAGAAAAATACACCAGTATTTCTCAGTGGTGGAATAGTGTAGCAAGTTCTTTCTTCTTGAAATCCAGTAAAGTTTTCCGCAATATTTCTAGTATTCATTGGATTGAAGATTGTTAATTCTCCCGAATCCTCATCTCCTTGTAAGTATATAATACCACTAAACTGACAACCAGTATGTCTATGAACTCTATTATATCCTCCTTTGGGAAGAATATTCACCCACATATTATTAATGCTCCAAAAATATTTTTTGGATGGCTTAAAAGAGGCGAAATAAGGTTCAAACTGCTGATGAATATACCACAACAGATACTGAATCTCCTTTTCATTGAGATAATCAGTCATAAGATTGTGGTTTTGCCATCCACGTCTGACTGAAATACTATCAGACTGTGGAGTTTTTTCCTTCATTTTGTAGAAGTATTCAATGAGATAGTCAATATGAGCCTCAAAGTCTTCCGTTCCAACAAATTTACCTATATTTTCAGTAAATGTTAAGATCTCCATACCTTAAAATCCTTTGCTTCACGTTTGTATACTAGCACATCATCCAGGGATCCGTCTAGATTGAAATGAACATCAATATCAAGCTCTTGATTCTCGTGATCAAATAACATTGAAACGAACTGAGCTTGATAATCATCAAAAAGTTCATAGTCATCTCTTATGATCTCAATATACCTATTGACAACCTGCTCTTTAATAACTTTCTTCTTTGTATAACTTAATTTCTTGTAATCTAATACTCTTTCTTCTCTAACATCAATCGGAAAAGCATAATTATAGTCACCGTAATACTTTATTGGTTTTACTATAATCTTGTCATCTGTTAAATCAAAATCATATTTTTGTTTTTTCTCATCAAGCTTTGTCAAAAGATTTCTTAACGGAGAACCTGTCAGAAAAGTATCCTTGATTATTGTAGGACTGACTGAAATACCAGCATAACTACCATCTGAATTAAAATACACTTTATCAATGAAGACATCAGTTGGCGAAATCAAGAAGAACATTTCTTCAAGTCTTGCAATAATATTATCTCTAAATCCAAGCTCTACTTTTAGTTGAGAAAATTCCTGTGGTTTCTTAAGATAAACATATGGTATTTCAGTTGTAGAAGATGCTTTTTCTATAACACCATTCTTGTGCCAGATTTCAATATATTTTGTTGTTGATTCTGGAACAACTTTATCTGGATCAATAAAATCAAATAACAATGTTTTCTGCAAACTTCCCTTTAACTTTGTATCAAAAAAATCTTCATAATCACCAGATACAATTGCAGTGCAAACTGCCCACATTTTTTCGTGAGTGAAAAGCTCTTCTTTAGTCTTTACACTAAAGACCCTTGATACATCTAATTCTTCTGGAAACATCATTCGTTAGAGGCTATAATTTGTCCTTGGTCGTTGTAAATCGCATAAAAGATATAAAATGCTTGCTCTGCTGTTGAAGCTTGACTCTGTGGGAACATATCCTCACAAAATTCCATTGCTTCAACAACATTATCAATTTCAACAAAAACAAATTCAGATTGATGTAATGCTGTGTAAATATCAAGCGGCAATCTCATCTTATACAATTCCATTGAAGCATTAATCTGTTCAATGTCTTTAGTATTATTCCAACCCCAAGATCTCAAGAAGATAACACCGCGATTCTTTGCTTTTGCGGATTCTCCAATAAAATCTTCAAAGTATTTTGCTACGTAATTAGTGTTCAGCTCCATTTAATTTCCACGCGATTGTTACTCTAAGTCCAGAATATAATCTAGATACTTCCTCTGCATAGTGAAGTATTTTACCAGGGAAGTATACTGCTCTATTTAAACGAGGATTAACATACTCATAAGTATTATCTTCCTTTAAAAAACAAGTCTTCCCTCCCCAAATAGGATCCCAAGATCTGTTTGCATAAAACAAAAAAGTTCTGCCATCATCATTATGAGAATCAACGTGTGGCATACCTTTGTCACCAAAAACGTGACCATTCGCATAAACATTCTCTAATTGTAATCCAGGATCATCAACTAAATCCCTGATCATATTTAGTAGATAGTCTGTAAAAAATGGCTCATCATTTAATTCCATAATCCAAAATGGAATACCACTACCATCTTGATTAGATCCGTGACCATATCTCCATTTTGGTCGTTCTAAACACTTAAAAATTTCCAGAAGATCATATTCAGGAAAAACGCTGTCGTATATCTCCATAAGTCCTCAATAAATTTGATCTAACTTGTTCAAGTGGGACAAGGAGTTCTTGCCTTTTTAGTAAGTCTTCTTCATTATTTTCCAAGTAGTGAACAGTATTACTAATTGCTCTACCCAAAATAATTAATTCATTACGCATTACAGGATCTGAAATAGAACTAGTAGCCCACATTATTGCTACACGCCTCTTTCCCTTTGTAACTTTATTAACTTTATGCTGCAATCCAGTAGGATAAATTAAAACATTGCCAGCTTTACATTTAAATGATTGCTGTGCATCACCATTTCCAATAACTAACTCTCCACCTTCATATTCATCTGGATCCGATAAAAATACACTCAAACTATGATCAGTTCTCAATCCTTGAATCAAAATTGAATCAACGTGTTCAGTATAAAATCCACCTTCAGGATATTCTGACATAATAGGAGGAGTTATATCATTCATAATATAAACTGATCCTAAAACATCTGTCTTAGAAAAAGCTTTGTGAATGGTATCCAAGCAATAGCGATACTCTGGAGTATGAGCATCAATTTCTCTTGTATTTTTGTAAGTTTTATCTACAAGGTTAGTAGTTATTTTAGTGGTGCCATCTTTAAATTTTACTGTTTTATCGTATTGTTGATTTATTCGCCTCACCTCATCTGAAGTGAGAACACTAAATTCATAAATCATAAATTAATTACCCATTTCTTCAGATGTAACAAATTGACTGCTGTCAAAATCTGGATAGATTTTTTCAACTTCCATAATCTTTATTATATCACGAATTTCTCTTCTGACAACAACGCGAGAATTATCTCTCTGCCTTGCATAGATTAAAGCATTAATAATTCTATCATCAACAAAATCTTTAGATGCATCATCATCATAATTTACCCACTGATTCTCATCATTAGGATCCATATATTCTGGTGCAGGAGTTATACCATCATCCATCATACCATTTGGATATTTTTCAAGATAGATATCTGGATCAACTGGATAAACCATCTCATACAAAGACTTTGCAAATTCCAATCCAGTATTAAAATTCTCTGGGTTTGGAACAGCAATCTCTCTAATTTTTGCTCTCCAAGCAATCCAGCGATCTTTTTCTCCTTCATAAGAATCTAAAACATCAGGAAGAACTCTCCAATCTGTAGATGCAAGAAGAAGTTTTTTCTCTCTTTTTCTCTTGAGATATTTTTTCTCAAAGAAAGTATATTCTTTTTCAATTTTCTCAATTTTTTCTACAGCAGTCTTTACTTTAATTCTTTGCTGAACATTAAAAACTGCTATAGCAATTTCATAAACTCTCTTTGATTGCTCATCATTTGCGCCAGTAAATGCATAATCAGACCAAAATGTTGAATTTCTTTGAAAGTCATACTTTTGTCTCTTTCTTTGACAATAGTATGCACCATCAGTATAATAAGTAAAAAATTCAAATTGATCATCTTCTGTGTGCCAAAAGTTTCCGATCATTTCTAGAAACTTCTGCTTCAGCTCATCCGATAAAGCAATTTGAGTTAAGTTATCAACACTGTCTAATGCATTTGGATCATCTGCAATATCTTCACTTGTGATTGCAATATAATTATTGAGAAGATCCATTTGCAAAATGGGTCTTTTGACAAGTGGTGTTTGTGTCATATTAGACTCCAGATTTAATATACCATCCCGTTAATATGTATTTATCTCCACTAAGAACCGTGTTTCCTCTATGGACGTGGGTCATTCCTGCAGGAAAAACAACAACGGTTCCTTGTGTTGGATTAATTCTTCTATGTTGATAAAGAAACTCAGTTTCTCCTCCACTTTCTGGAGCAACATCATTAAGATAAATCATCCAAGTAAGTTCTCTTGCAGCGTGTGTATAAGCA